TAAAATGGGATGTGGTTTCTGGTGCAGTACCAAAAGGCACTGGTGTACGCTGGTCAAAAAATGGTGGAGTTTTTAATACTTGGACAAGAAATGTATTTACAAATACAACCTTTACAAGTGGAGATACTATTAGATTAGCTATTACTACAGGCGATACTGCTGGAAATTTTTCTTTTGCTCTTTATAATTCACTAGACAATCTCGTATGCAGCACTCCGTTTTCAGTGAGTGTTGTGTTAGCTTAAAGGATAAACAATGATTCATACACACACAATGACACAGTTGAAAACAGTTCAAGAACCAATGAAGTGGTTGTCAGCTAATATTCCAACAAACACAACAACACTTCCTAATGAAGCACCTACAGCTGCTTTACCCAGTGGACCGGGTGTAATTCCAAGTGCAAGTTTAAATTACATTAAGATTGTTCCAATGCTTAATGCTTTGGCTACAACACAAACAATTAGAGTAACTGGATGGAGTAAAGCTATTGTTGGTACAACAACATATTTTGTTCCTCAGCTTTTATTTTATGGTTCTATAACTGCCTTAAATACAACAGCTACGGCTCTTACAATTAACGCTGTTACTTTGCTACCTGTAGCTACAATTACCAAGACACAGGGTGATGCCAAGATTTATAACTCAACAAGCATCAATTCAACTTCTTCGATTCTTGTCGATACTCTTGGATGCGAACTTGTTGAAGTAGAATACTTTGCAACTGCTGGTGGTACTGCTACTGGTGGTAATATTTTCTACGGAGCAATCTAATGCATCGCTTCAGGTCTTGGACATTAGATCCACCTGAGTGGAGAACACAAAGAAATCGTATTCTTGCTGTTGAAGGTGGAGATGGTTCTACTTTATCATTAGATTTTACTACAGGAATACTAGATCCACGCTTAGCTTTTACGCGCACTACTAATGCTACATTTATTAACTCTCAAGGATATGTTCAGTATGCACTTGCTAATATGCAAGCAAATACTAACTTTGATGGTATTGATGGAACTACTTATCAAGTACCTTGGGGTGGCTTTGTAGGTACTGGCGCAAGTTTTGAAAGACTGTCTTCTGGAGTTTTAAAATGTAAGGCTGCTACTTCTGGAGCAGTTGCTAATAGTAATCGTGCGTTTTTATCTACTAATGCTACAATTCCAATTGGATTGCCTATTACATTAAAAGTAACAATTCAAGATAAAGTTGTAAGCGCAACTTTAGATATTGTAAATTTTTTATCTTTTGTTACAGCAGCAACTAGTTATACTCAATATCGTGTAAATGGTGTAGCACAACCTACATCTTTCAATTCTATAGCAATTGGAGATGTAATTACACTTACTGTAATACCAACACAAGCTAACGGTAATTTTAGGGTTGGACTTGGTTGTAATGTTAACCAGAGTTTAAATAATTATGTGACTATTGCTAATGTAATGCTAGAACAGGGTGAAGAAACTAAAGCAAACTATGTTTTCTTACCAAACAGTTCTACATCTTTAGGTAACTTCAACACCCCCCGCTTCGACTACGACCCCACCACTACGCCGCCCACGCCTCGCGGGCTGCTGATTGAGGGAAGCGCAACGAATCTGTGTGAGCAGGGTCAGTATTGTTGGGGTACTGGAGCAACGAAGACTTGGGTACGAAGCGCAGGAATCAATATCAATTCGGTCAACGGGACTACTGGATCAAACACTATTGCGAGAATTGATGGCCCAGATGGTGGCTCATTGACAGGAACAAGTGTTGTTAAAGATGCATCACTTCAGTTCGTTCGTTTCAATGTTGATGTAACAGTCTCCCCATCAACTACATATACATTCAGCGCATATGTCCGCGCCCCTTCCGGCGGAAATCCGTATATGCGTCTGGCCGCATTCAACGGTGGAACATGGCTATCTACGACAGGTGCAACAACTGCTTCCGGCATCACGATCACGGATACTGCGAATAACGGGTCGAGGTTTAACGGAGTTCCGTCCACCGCATGGGTTCGCGTCTGGGTGACATTTACGACCCAAGCAGGACAGACAGCGGCAACCATTGCTTTCTATCCAGACACGGATACCACCAACGCAGCGACAATGTATGTCTGGGGCGCACAGGTCGAAGCAGGTTCCGGCGCATCCTCGTACATCCCGACCGGGGCAAGCACGGGGAACAGGGCAGAGGATACCTGCTATATGGACGGGACAAACTTCTCGTCTTGGTACAGCGCATCCACGCAGACTGGAACGCTGTTTGCAGACATCACGCACTCCGCATTGGTAAATACAAACGGTGGAATCGAACTTGGAAACGGCTTGGGAAGCCAAGCATCCTCCAATCGCGTGTCTTTGCGTCGGGATGGGGTAATTGTGGATGGAGTCAGTTCTATTACGGTGTCTCCAACTGGTGCATCGCAGCGATTCAAGACGGCAATCGCGTTTGCTCCGGGAACAAGCAACACGGCTGCTTGTCGAAACGGCGGAACCGTCAGCAATCCGGCACAAGCGGCGGGGACACTCAGCGGAATCAACGCGCTGAAGTTTTACATTGATGCGTCACCAGCTCTGCGACCGTATGGCTGGATTCGGCAGGTGAAGGTGTGGCCGACTCGTCTTTCAAACGCGCAACTCCAAGCTCTTACCACAGGATAAAAACATGGACTATCTATTAAAATATCAAACAGAAATAGATTTTAACACTTCACTGGTAGCTGTAGGTCTTTTACAAGAACATATAGATACTGAAGGAACCATTTCTCTATACCCTACTTCTGGAGTTACTCTAGACCGCATTGGTCCTATTTTTAAATCAGAAGTATTGAATGAAGATGGTACAGTTCTTACACCAGCTAGTGAAGATTTAGCATTTCATGCTAATCTACGGCTGTCATTTGAACTTACTCCTGAACAAGAAGCCATGCTATCTCAAGTAAATCCTCCACCTACAATTCCATATAGAGTATTTGCATAATGAATTTAAATAGCAAACTACAGCAACAGGTTTTATTGAATAAGAAATTGCAGCGTTTGCTAGAATCTTCTTTTCAACAACTCTCAGATGTTAAATCATCTACCGATTCTGCTACCAAAGCTGCAAATGATGCATTTCAAGTTGCAGATAACGCAGTTAAACCAACCGCTTTAAATGGTAAAGCTGATGTCGTACATACTCATACACTATCCGCTTTGACACAGAGTGGAGCAACTTTAAATCAAGTTCCACAATGGAGTGGTTCAGCTTGGGTTCCTGCTACGGTTTCTGGTGGAAGCTCCCCATCCAATGTCGATGGTGGTAATGCCTCTAGTATTCCCGTAGTTGGTCTTACTTATGATGGAGGTTCAGCATGAGTGTAAAGATTCAGTTCCGTAGGGATACGGCAGCTAACTGGACTTCAGCAAACCCAACACTTGCTCAAGGTGAGTTTGGTTATGAGACTGATACACTAAAGTATAAGATAGGTACTGGAAGCACGGCTTGGAATAGCCTTGCCTATAGCAACCTACGATCTTTGGATGTAGCGACTACCATAAATATGGAAAACAGCGCAATCCCAGCTACACCAGCAGCCAATAGAATGAATATATTTGCAAGATCACTGGCTGGTCGTATGTTCCTGAGAACACAAGGGCCAAGCGGCGTTTCAACACCACTTCAGCCCTCGTTCTTCCAGAATAATATTATCTTGATTGTGACCGGTTCTGGTACTGCTTTGTCAACCTTGGGAAATACAGTTACCTCAGCTGGTACTATCTCTCATCCAACACTTGTTGAAGCGTATGGAAATATAACAAATATAGTAACAGCAGCTTCAGCAAATGCCACGGCTGGAACAGGGACAGCAAGTACGCTGTTTCTGCGTGGCTCTGTTTCTAATGGTGCTAGTGGTTTCTTTTATTGCGCTAGGCTTGCATTCCCAGACGCAAGCTATAATCAAACAGCAGCAACAACAGGAACTCGTATTTTTGTTGGTCTGACAAACCAGACAATGGCTACTAGTGTCGGTTCAGACAATCCAACAGGACATTTCTGTGGTTTCTTTAGACGCCATGTAAATGGTGCTGCTCAGGATACCAACTGGCAGTTCGCAACCAAAGATGGTACAACTCTTAGTTTAGCAGATACTGGCCTTGCGTTTACTGCTGGTAAGTTGTATGACTTCTATATTTTCTGTGCGCCTACGGGTAATATTATTTACTGGCGTGTAGATAATGTATCAGATAACACAACAGCAGAAGGTTCAACATCCAACACCCTACCCGGCAATACGCAATTAATGAGAGCTGGCTATCAGCTGGCTACTATCAATGCAGTCGCCCGAAACACAATGATGCAGCGCATCTATGTAGAAACGGATAGATAATGGCAAAGAAAACATTCAAGTGCAACTGTGGCAAGACCACGACATGCACGGGCAAAGATGCCCAGAAAATGATATACCCAAAGAAAGGAAAAAAATGAAGAAGCCAATGAAGAAGGCAGTCAAGAAGACTGCTGAAAAGAAGATGGCAGCTGTCAAGAAGATGGCTGCTAAGAAGAAGTCTTATTAATTTTTAACTCTAACGAAAGACACACACTATGAATGAAGAGACTCCCGATATGATGGAACAATCTTCCGAGACTCCAGTAGTATCACAGGAACAATCTCTTACATCGACAGCAGAGGATGCTATTCTCTCCCGTGAGAAGGCTGCTTTTGACGCTTATGTAAGAAACCAAGGTATGGCTGTTCCTGAAAACTTTAAGGACGCAGGAGCTTGGTTTGAAAGTCTTAAGACTGCTCAAAAGGAATACACCAAGTCACGGCAGGAAGTAGCAGATCTCAAGAAGAAGTACGAGCAGAATCCCACTACAGCAAACCCAGTCAAACAGGATGCTGCTCCAACAAAGGAAGAGATTCCTGTCGTACCAGAAGTTCTGAAGATCCCAGAGAAGAAGGTAGAAGAAGTTAAAGCTGAAACTCCAGCTGTTGCTACCGAAGATGATTGGAAGCAGTGGACTGTTGAGTTCGCTACTAATAATAATCTATCTACTGAAACTCTAGACACGATTAAGAAGAAGACTAATCTACCAGAATCTATCATTAGTGAATATATGATAGGTCAAAAGGCAAAGCTAGAGATTGCTTATAGCAAGGCTGCTGAGCTTATTGGTGGAAAGGATCAACTAGCAAAGATGTTTGATTGGGCAAGTAAGAATCTTACCCAAGCTGAACAGAATGCAATCAATCAGAACCTCGCATCACCTTCTTGGGATGTTGCTCTCTATGGTCTACAGGCAAAGTTTGCCAAGGCTACAGGGACAAGCAAGGCTGCTGAACCAAAACAAACAGCCAGAGGACAAGTTCCAATGGCAAGCACTCAGCAAGGCTTTACCGCTTACCAAACTAAGCGAGAGTTCATGGCTGAGCGTAATGATAGACGGTTTGAAGTTAATCCAAAGTTCCGCGAATATGTGGAACAGCGGATGCTACGAACCGACTTTACAAAACTACCCAAATAATCCGCTCCGAGACAGCGGATTGACTGAGGACAGCCTATGGGTAAATCCCCCGAAAGGTAATGGATGACCCTTGGCTGGACTCACTCAAACCAGTAGACTCCTTCAGGAACAATCGAACGATTGAGCTTTCTATTATTGTCTCAAATTTTAGTCTACTTATAAAAGGAATAAACACATGCCACTAAATGATCCATTAGCCGGAACCGATATGGTTTACCGCACTTCAACCACCGCTGCAACTTCTGGTGGTAATCTCGGAGCAAATAAACTCTGGCTCCCACTCTGGTCTGGCGAAGTAATCAACGCTTATGATCAGTACAATATGTTTGAGAACATGATTGCCACCCGTACTATTTCTGGTGGTTTCTCATACGAGTTCCCAATTACTGGAACCGTAGATCTCAACGCTGCTTGGGAAGCTGGTCAAGAGCTTTCAGGTAAGGGCAACACCAGCCGTACCTTCAAGGTAAATCTTGATGCTCGTCCAATGGCTGCTCACTTTGAAACCGACAACATTGACTTGCTCATCACTCAGTGGGATTACCGCTCAGAGCTAGCTCGTCAGTCAGGTCTAACTCTTGCTAACACCCGTGATCGTCAGATTGCCGTAGCTCTACTCGCTGCTTGCGCTGTAGCTCCAATCACAGGTGATCCCCGTGGTTCTGACTTTACTACCAATGCTTTCCAAGCTCCAATTGATGTAGGCAATGTTGCTCCTTCAGCCGCAACTGAAGTAACTGCTCTTAAGGTTCTTGAGGGTATTGAAGATTACCTCGTCAAGTGTCAGGAAAACGATGTACAGGTTACCAATGTTTATTGCGTTGTTACACCAAAGGTCTTCCAAGTCATTCGTGGTCTTGGCTTGACTCGTTCTGCTGATATTTCAACTACCGCAGCCACCGCTCTTGCTGGTCTAAACTTCACCAAGAATCCAATGTTTGGTGGTTCAGACGAGTACGGTGGTCTAGGCGCTCCATACACAATGGGCATGAATGCTATGACTGATAGCCTTGACTACATGGGTGTCAAGATTGTCAAGAGCAATCACCTACCAAAGACAGACCTTGAAGGTGCTGCCATTGGTTCTGCCAAGTACAACCTAAAGTGCGATACAATTAATCTTCACGGCATTATCTTCCAGCAGGAAGCAATTGCTGGTCTATCCCTACAGGGTATGAAGGTTGATACCGTTGCTGATGTTCGTCGTAACACTCAGTTCACCGTAGCTAGCATGATGAAGGGTACTGGTATTATCCGTCCAGAGCTTTGCCGCGCTATCGTTGGTATGAATGATTCTACACCAACTAGAGCCGAACTCCGTGCTGCATTGAATGGTGCTGCTAACAACCTCACTAACGGTTTCAGCTCAGAGTACTTCTCTGTAGTCTAATGATTGATTCACACTCTACTTTCGGGTTTGTCTTTATGAACCGCGTCTGAAGAGGAGGTGATCTCATATCTACCCCCGGCTCCCTTAAGTGGGAGCCGGGTGGTTTTTTTTCTAAGGAGGCTATATGGGCTTAATTACTAAGTTACAAGCAATTAACCAAATGCTGTTGGCTTCAGGTGAAAACCTTGTAGCCGACCTAGAAGGTGAGTCGGGTATTGATACTGGTATTGCCGACACAATTCTAGAGCAGACTAGTCTTGACTATCAGTTAAGAGGTCTTGCTTCAAATAAATTTATTAAGAAATATGAATTGACCGCTGATGGTACAATTGTATTTCCTACACCAGACAGTGATGAAGAAGGTATTCTAGCACTTGAGTTAGTCTCAAATCATTTTGCTGCAGATGGTATGACTATCATTAAAGCAAGAGGATTATTTAATTCGTCTCCTGCTAGACTATGGAATATTACAGATAATACAGATATCTGGAAGTATCAATCTGGTCCTTTTTATATTGAATACACAATGAAACTTCCTTGGGAGAATCTGGAAACAACCGCACAGCGAGCTATCCTTGCTACAGCTATGCGTCATTACCAGAGTATTACCCAAGGTGACGAAGCAACTGATGCTTTCCTAGGATATCAGGAACAACTCCATAGTATCAAAGGCAAAGCCTCAGATGTAAATGACAAGAAGAAAAACATCTTTTCATCCTCAAGTATTCTAAGAGATGCAGCAATGCGCTCTCGTTACTTTAGTGATCCAAACAGATTTAGGTACTGGCGTACCGGAGGAATTTAATGGCTATACGAAGACGAGGACCACAGGCTGGCTTAGTTACAACTAAGATTCCTGTCTATACCTTAAATAGTGTCGGTAGACAGTCGCCTAATCGCAGACAGCCAAATGAAGCACAGAATATTGACAATGCTCTAGTCTCTCTAGAGCGTAACTTTGAGAAGCGTCCCGGCTTTGAGATTGTTCCACAGAAGACTGTAACTACGGCTTCATCATGGGACATAGGATCAAACTCAATTCGTCTTGATTTATATTCATTAGCCGCTGTTCCTCCAGACCATGATCTGTGGTACTACTGGTATAGCATTAATGAAGACAATACTTTTTTAGTTGTTGTTGACTTTGATGCAACAGATGATAATGATAAATTGTTCTATATCTTCCGTGTATACCCCACAGGATCTTGGGAAGATCTAACCCCAGCCACACAGACCGCTGCAAGTGGTAAGGTAAGTTTAGTTACTAGAGCATACATCACACATAATCCTAATAACAAGACAGCTAAAGAATCTCTTAAAGCTGTTTCTTTAGGATCAAGTATTGTTATTCTAAATAAGAATGTACGAGCTGGTTTTAGTTCAGATGTTGGTGGTAAGTTATTTGATCTCAATGGTGATGTTACAACAACCGATGATATTGAAGGTCGTAAGCTTACTTACTATACTGCATCTAAAGTTATGAAAGTATATGATGCTGGAGATGACAAAGTAAACGCTACAGGAGATGATATTCTTTTAGGATGGCGTCCCGGTTATATTTCTGGGGCTACTACTCAAAACGGTAGTGCAACCCATATCCATTTAGCTACTAGTGCGTCTCCTATTGATGATACTTATAATAACATGATTATTAAAGTTACATCTAAAACAACAGGAGTTGTACAAACTAGAACAATTTTAGATTATACTGGATCTACTAGACAAGTTACAATATCAGGTAGTAATTTTAATCCACATCCAAGCGCAGAAGATGGTTATCTAATTGAAATTACAGGTGCTGATTATATTTCAGTAGATGATTATTTTTATTCTCAATCAGATAAACAATACCTTGGTCAAAAGGTAGACGATCTTTCGGAAGTAAAATTACCACCTGAGGCAGATGATTGGTACTCTAATAACTCAAAGCTTACTGCGACTACAGATGACAAAGCAAGATTAATGCTTAAGTCTTTGTATGATCCTGATACAGATTTAAACGGTATTATTGAAGGTCGTGGTAAGATTTTCTTTATGGTTAATCCATATTTAAATTCAACTTCTGGTTTTTATAGAGTTATCTCTTGGAATCCAACTGATCAAAAGTTTTATTATAATACAGCAGATTCAACTAGAGTTATTTATAAAACAAACACAGCCCCACATTCAACTGAAATCACAACTACAGGTCGCCCTTATCTACAGAAGGTAAGAACACCAGACGAACATTCATATCTTGATCCAAGACGAATGCCTCAGAAGCTGGTGGTAACTATCTCAGCATCTAATGTAACTGATTGGAAGATGGAACCAATCAAATGGACTCCACGAACTTCTGGTGACAAGAAATCTAATCCCGGTCCAAGTATCTTTAAGACTGTCGATAGAAAGTCGTTGAGACATGTTCCAATTACAAGCATTGCAGTATTCAAAGATAGACTTTGGTTTGCTGCGGATGATGTCATCTTCTCATCTCAGATGGGAGAATACGAAAACTTATTCTATGATGATCCATCTAATCTTGTAATTACTGATCCTATTGATATTCGCGTCTCTTCAAATAATTACTGTGAGATCACAAGTATGACTCCCTTTGAAGAGTATATGTTTATCAATACTAAAGCAAATATCCAATTCCAATTGATGTCTGCCAATGGTCAAGAGATGTCTCCAACCAATGTGGCTGTTGCCCCTGTTACATACTATGGCACTGCTCCTATTCTAGATCCACAGTTCATCGGATCTCGCTTGTACTTCTTTGACTCACAGCGTCTATTCCTATTTACAGGCAAGGGAACGATGGGCTATGCCTCAGCTGCTGAAGTATCTAGCCAAGCCGCTGGATATTTACCACGGCAGTACAGAGCAGCGGCTACCGCTCCTGCACAAGATACATTGTTGTTTATTGATGATGAAAATCGTAATCATATTTACGGTTACATTAATAGATTCAGTGGTGACAGAGTTATTCAAAACTCTTTCTATAGATATATGTTAGCTGATGAAGAGTCTATTGAAACCCTTCAATGCTATGATAGTCATATGTATGTTGTTAGCAAAAGATTAGTTAGTCCGAATAGTTCTTCTTATGTTTACTATCTATATAGAAATCTAATGCTAAATGAAGATGTATATGTTCCTCGTCTTGATCGTATGTTTAAGATGAAGATTATTAACTCGGATAGTGAACCAACTAACTACAATGCTAAGTATGATCCATACACAGCAAGTACAACATACAGATTACCCGGTCATACTGATATTACAGATGCTACCAAATATTTCATTGTACTGTTTAAAGGATGGTACAACAATGGAAACTCTACTGAAGAAGATCTAAGTAATGTTTCTATTCAACCCATTTCTGTAACAAACAAAGTAGATGGTAGTTCTAATCCATACACAGAAATTGTAGTCCTTGGTGCAGATTATGCAGTACAGAATTATTATGTGTATATTGGTATTAAGTATAAGATGCGAGTAGAGCTTAGTACATTGTTTGTAAGAGATGAGAATAACAACATCATTGATGGTGTACTAAATATCCGTAGTGCTGTCTTTAGACACTACTATACGGGACCATATGATATTGAAGTTACTCATAGAGGAAGAACAGCTTTCACTACAAGCTATATTCCAACTAGACCTGAATACACAGCCTATGAAGACACTCTTCCACTTGAAATCTTTCAAGTACAGGGTGAGTTTGTCACAAAGATTATGGGTTATTCAGACTCAACTACTATATCTATTTCTAGCGAATACCCCACTCCAGTAAACATTACAAATATGGAGTTCAAGGGCAAGTTCAAACAGAAATACACAACCATTGATACTTAACGGAGACACATATGACAACATATGATAATTTAAATATAGCTACAACAACCCTGATCTTTGATGGGAATAATAACCCATCAATTTCTGCAGGTACATTTGATTTAAGTACACTAAGCTTTTTACCTAATGTTCCTCTTATTGATCAAATTGAAGTAGAGCGTATTTTTGATACAGGAACGGATACTAAATTTGGTGGATATGGTTTTACAATTGCTGATCGTAGGCAGATTTTTATTTTCCCAAAAAACTGGTATACAATCAATGAGCAAACAAAGGTACTAACATTTGTAGACCTTAGTACAATACCTACCTTCGAAGATAATGGATTATATTACCCAAATTCTAGAACTTACATTATAGAAAGCGAAGAGGATTTATTAATTCCCACTGTACAGGCAGGATCTACAGCTGGTCCTCCTGTTAGAGAAGCAGATAAAGTCTACATTCGCCGTAAAACCCCATCAATCAACAGCATTGTTACCTTTGCTCCCGGTACTCGCCTGACCACAACACAGTTAAATCTGCAGTTTGATCAGTTAAAGTACATTGTACAGGAACTTGTTGCACGATTCCGTAATGAAGCTATTCTAAAGTATGACGAGAATGCTGTAGATGGCCCATTCCTCGGTCAAGCTGACTTTAAGATGAATAATAATTACATTAAGGATATGAATTCCCCTGCGCTAACGCAGTATGGAACTCAGATTTCTGATGGTAATTTAAGTTATTTTGCTCAAACATTTGCTACAAATTTATTAACATTACGCAATGCTATAGTTAATGGCACACTACACAAAACTGGTGTTGCTACCACTCCTCCTACATTTACCGGAGACTATACTGCTGGTGGTCTTAAGCTAACAAATCTAGCCAATGGTGTGTCTGCTACAGATGCTGCAACTATTAGCCAGATTAGCAATGCCAGCAACTTAACAACAGGTACACTAGCCGCTGCACTAATCGCCAATAGCAGTCTTTCTTTAGGAAAGCTTTCCAATGCGTCTGGTCAGGGTTATGTCCTGCCATCTGATGCTCTTCCTGTAGCAAACAGCCTGAGTTCAACCACATCCTTTGGTGCTAGCTCTGGTAGCAATACCAATAACATGCTATACGCATCTGTAGATACTAAGGGCAGAATTACTTCTATTGGTCATCGCAACCTTGTTGCCGCAGATCTTCCAACTATTGGAGGAGTTGCAGGTACTTATGGTGATAGTACTACCGTGCTAACACAGGTAACTGTGGACAGTACTGGTCGTATCACAGCAGCCTCTGAGAGAGCACTAACTGCAACAGATATTCCTGCTGTTAATGCTAGTGCAATTACTGGTGCTCTTACTTCAGCTAACCTCCCATCGGGAGTAGTAACTGC